TGAAAGACCTAAAGTGTGGGTTCCACCATCTTCTCTAGATGCACCCCCTGCACCTGATGGATTCAGGTATAGATGGATAAGAGCTGAAGTAGTTGGCTATCAAGATACGAAAAACATAACTGGACGAATTAGAGAAGGTTATGAATTAGTTCGTGCCGAAGAAGTTGAAAATGCATCAGATTATCCAGTCGTCGAAGACGGAAAATACAAGGGAGTGATTGGGGTCGGTGGCCTTCTTCTTGCGAAGGTACCAGTCGAGATCGCGAAGCAACGTCAAGATTACATGACTCAACGTCATGAAGAACGAAGCGAAGCAGTTTCAAACGATCTTATGAGGGAGCAGGATAGTAGAATGCCTATCAATGTTGAAAGGCAATCTCGTGTAACCTTCGGTGGTACGAAAAAGTAAAATTTTAAATATCATCGATACAATTAAACCGTACTGGAGGCCCTTCGGGGCAGGTACAATAAGGAGAAACAACTATGGCTAATAGAAGCACAAGTGGATTCGGACTTAGAATGGCTATGAGATTGGGCAATACGCCTGCAATCGGTGGTCAGTCAAAGTACGCAATCAAAAGTGGTCTAGGTGTAGGTATCTTTAAAGGTAATCCAGCGTCAATCCAAACAGCGGGTGACACTGGTTTTATCCAAGATGCTGGCTTCTCTACTATGGATGATGGAACGGATGGTGGAATCGATTTCGATACTGGAAACGATGCATTGTTAATAGGTGTTCACAATGGAGTATTTTTCATTGATGGAACTACAAACAAACCAACGTTCGCAAATTCTGTAGCAGCAAGCGCTACATTTGGAACAAACCCAAACACTGGTAGTACAAACGGAGTTGCATTTGTAAACGATGATCCTCATCAAGAGTACATTGTAAAAGCAGATGCCGCAGTTCCACAAACCTCATTCGGTCTTGTAGGTAACATGAACGACTTCGCTGCTGCCGACGCAAAAGACGGTGCATCAACATCAACACTCGATATAGCAGCAACAGCTGAGACTCATATGTTCAGAATCGTGAGATCTGCAGAAGATCCAGATAATGAAGATTTAACTCAAGCTGGTGCAAATATCATTGTTGTAATGAATGCAGCGGCTAACTTGTATACATAATAGCTAGAATAGGAGAACAAATATGGCAATATCAAGATCACAGCTAGTTAAAGAACTAGAGCCAGGTTTGAACGCACTGTTCGGCTTGGAATACAAAAGGTATGAAAATCAGCATGCTGAGATTTATACAAACGAAACTTCTGACAGAGCTTTTGAAGAAGAAGTAATGTTATCAGGTTTCGGAAACGCACAAGTAAAAGGCGAAGGTTCTGGAGTATCATTTGATGATGCACAGGAGACTTACACTGCTAGATACACTCATGAGACTGTAGCTTTAGCATTTGCTATCACAGAAGAAGCTATCGAAGATAATCTTTACGATAGACTTTCTGCTAGATACACAAAAGCTTTAGCGAGATCTATGAGTAATGCTAAACAAGTGAAGTCTATCGAACCATTAATTAATGGTTTACCTTCAACTGGCACATTTAAGTCTGGGGATGGAAAAGCATTATTTGCTACAGATCACCCTGCTCTTACAGGTCCAGATGTACAAAATACATTGACTACACAAGCTGACCTTAACGAGACTTCATTAGAAAATTCGTTGATTCAAATCGCGAAAATGACTGATGAAAGAGGACTTAGAATTGCAGCAAGAGGATTGAAAATGATCATTCCTTCTGAGCTTCAGTTTACAGCAGAGAGACTTATGAAGTCTCAAGGCAGAACTGGAACAGCTGACAATGATATCAATGCAATCGTATCTATGGGTATGGTTCCGCAAGGATACAGAATCAACAACTACTTAACTGATTCTGATGCATTCTATATCTTGACAGACGTACCAAATGGTATGAAAATGTTCACAAGAGCTCCATTGACAACTGCGATGGAAGGTGATTTCGACACTGGCAACGTAAGATACAAAGCTAGAGAAAGATACTCATTTGGAGTATCAGACCCTAGAGGTATCTTCGG